TAGGGAGTGCGGTCGGAGTTGCCGCTAGAGGATTGGGGGGCTAACATGGGCCTCTTTGATTTCTTTAGTAAAAGCAAAAAGAAAGCTCCAGCCCCTCAGAAAAGCTATACAGACACAAGTAGTCTTGCCGGGGTTGAAAAAGCATCACGCACAAAGAAGCCTTCGCTTCTAAGTGACCTTGCAATGGGTTTTGGTCTGAAAGAAAAGGATGCGTCCTACAAGATTAGAACCCAGCAAAACATACAGCGGCAAAGGGAAGAAGCTAAAAAGCAAGCCGAAAGACAAAAACAAGATCATCAACAAAGGGATGATGACAGGAAACGGGCCGCAACAACTGGTGGCGGTGGAACGGCCGCAGCACCAGCGCCCCGCGAAATGACCGAAGATGAGAAATACGCGGAATATATGAAGCGGAAGCTAGAGGAGCGCCGCAAGGCTGGACAGAAAAAGCGCAAAGAATATGAGGTTGCCGTGGGAAAGAAGGTCGCGGCCCGGCGTAAAAAAGTTCAGCTATTACTTATGTAAGGAGCCAATATGACTAAAATCAAAGATGATCCTAGGGTGTATCGCAAAGCGGCCGAAGAACCAAAACGTGCGCGGAACGAAAAAGGTCAACTGGTCGCCGATGATCCCTCTACCCCTGATGTGAATGAAGCCTGGGAGGGCGGCAAAGCTCCAAAGGCTCCAAAGAAGAAAGCAGCAACGCGTGGTAAAAAAAGCTCATCAAAATCCTAAAGGTGGACTGAACGCCGCAGGACGCGCCTTCTTTCGTCGGCAAGGGTCAAACCTAAAGCCGCCGGTGAAGAAAGGCGATAATCCCCGTAGGGCGTCCTTCCTGGCCCGGATGGCGGGGAACCCCGGGCCGGAGCGTGACAGTCAGGGTAGACCTACCCGACTCCTCTTGTCCCTCCGTGCCTGGGGTGCTTCATCAAAGGCAGACGCGCGGAAAAAAGCTAAAGCCATAAGCGCAAGGAATCAAAATGCCTAAGTTAAATGTCAAAGAAGTCATGGGCCGCGAGGCTAAAGCGCAAGCCAGAAAAGACGAATGGCGGTCAATCTATGAGGATTGCTACGAGTTCGCCCTGCCCCAGCGCAATCTTTACAACGGTTATTATGAGGGCAAGGTCGCTGGTAAGGCCAAGATGACGCGTGTCTTTGACTCAACAGCTATGGCATCGACCAAGCGCTTTGCAAACCGCTTACAGTCCGGGTTGTTCCCGCCCAACCGTCACTGGTGCAGACTTGAACCAGGATCCGGGATCCCAGAAGAACAGCGCCCCCAGGCACAAGAGATCCTGGATGCATACACAGACATCATGTTCGATCAGCTCCGTCAAACGAGCTTTGACCTGGCGATGGGTGAGTTCTTGCTCGATCTTTGTGTTGGCACAGCCGTAATGATGGTTACGCCAGGGGATGAGGTTACGCCGCTACGGTTTACAGCTATCCCACAATACCTGGTTGCGATCGAGGAAGGCGCAAACGGTGTTGTCGATAACGTCTATCGCAAGATGCGTATCAAGGCAGAAGCGATCCAGCGCGAGTTTCCTGATGTAAACATCACGACAGATCTCCAGGACGCGATCGATCGTAGAGGCAGCGAGGAGCTAGATCTCTTTGACGCGATTATATTCGATCAGCAAACCGGGCGATACCACTACCATGTTATCTGGCCATACAAATCCCAAGAGCTGGTCTATCGTGAAATGCAATCTAATCCATTCATCGTTGCGCGATTTAGTAAAACGGCGGGTGAAGTATATGGCCGTGGTCCCCTGGTGGATGCGATCGCGGACATTAAAACACTAAACAAGACGGTGGAGCTTGTCCTAAAGAACGCAAGCCTATCGATCTCTGGCGTATTCCTTGCGGCCGATGACGGTGTCCTTAATCCTCAAAACGTCAAGATCCAGCCTGGAGCGATCATCCCTGTCGCTCGAAACGGTGGACCGCAAGGTGCGTCCCTTGCCCCTCTGCCAAGGGGCGGGGACTTTAACACAAGCCAGATTGTGATGAACGATCTGCGCATGAACATCAAAAAAGTCTTGATGGATGATACCTTGCCGCCGGATACAATGTCCGCTCGATCTGCGACAGAGATCGCGCAGCGCCAGGCAGAGCTTGCAACAAATCTGGGATCCGCGTTTGGTCGTTTGATGACCGAGATTATGAACCCCTTGATCGCGCGTATCTTGACCGTCCTGGACAAAGAGGGGCTTATCAATATGCCTCTAAAGGTCAACGGGGTGCAAGTTAAGATAACGCCTGTTTCTCCACTGGCGGAAGCGCCAAAGATGGAAGAAGTAAACAAGGTTTTGAATTTCATGCAGATTGCAAATGCTATGGGTCCAGAGGGGCAAATGGCAATCAATGTGCAACAAGCGATTGCATTCATTGCAGAAAAGATGGGCGTGGACCAGGGGATCCTGAATAGCCCAGAGGATATGCAAATGATGATGATGCAGCAACAGATGATGGCCCAGCAACAAGCGCAGCTCCCAGGGGATGAGCAAGTCGCGGAGGCCATGCAATGAGTTCGGCAGATGGATGGGAAGGACTAAGCCAGGCATTTGCGGAACCGCCAAAGGCGGATGACATCGATCTATTATATGGTCGTGTCTTTAAATCTGAGGAAGGCCAAAAGGTGTTAAGTCATCTGAGGCAGATAACAATCGAACAACCATCCTGGTATCCAGGTGAGGACGCAAGCCACGGGTTTGTAAGAACAGGCATGTCCGAACTGGTGCGGCTCATTGAGCGCAGGGTAGAAAGGTCAAACAATGTCTGATGAGACACAAGTAGCAGAAGCTCCCCAGGAACAAGATAGCCTGGTCAACTTTACGCCAGCACAAGAAGAAACAACAGAAGAACAGCCGATGAGCGTGTTCGAGCAAGATCCCAATGAGGATGCGCCGATCGAAAACGACGACGAGCCGTTTGAACGCCCGGATTATTATCCGGAAAAATTTTGGGATGAGGATGGGCCAGATGTTGAAAAACTTGCGAAAAGCTATGCCGAACTTGAAAAAGCATTTAAACAAGGCAAGCACAAAGCGCCGGAAGATGGCTACAATGTGGACGATCTGGTTGACCGAGGCCTCGATCTGGAAGATCCGAGTGTCCAGGTATATCAAGAATGGGCGCAAAAATATGGCATATCTCAGAAAGCGTTTGAGGAGTTAGCCGGTGGAATCCTGGAGCTTGCGGGTGAACAGGATGAAATGATGGCCTACGATCGCCAGGAAGAAATGAACAAGCTAGGTGAACGCGCCCAGGAAAAGATAGAATATCTCGAGCGTCATATCAAACGGGCAAGCCTGAACGGAGCGGAGCAACAAGCTCTTGCGGCCGGGCTTACAAGCGCGGATTCGATCAATGCAATGGTTAAATTTATCCAGGGTTATACGAACGAGGGGATCCCAACTAGCCCGGTCGTTGCTACCCCAGAAATGAACGTCGATGATCTTCGCCAGGCGATATCAGATCCTCGATGGCAGTCAGATCCCGTATGGCGCAGCAAGATAGAAAAACAATGGGAAGCGGCTAACAGCTAGATATTGTTGCCAAGTAGGTTGTTTGCGTGTATATGTGGTTTTAACGGCTAACCGCTGCGCGGCCCGTTGATGTGGTAAACCACTGGTTGGCGCGGCCATACTCGCGCAAGCGACCGCCCGAACATCGGCTAACGGTATGCGATCAATGTGAAACCTAAATAGGAGGTTCTGCAATGGCGCAGAGTATTACCAATGCCTTTGTGACACTCTTTGACGAAGAAGTTAAACAGGCATACCAAGGCGAAGCACTGCTTCGCGGCACCATGCGTTCGCGCACAGGTGTTCAAGGCAACACAGTAAAGTTCCCTAAGATCGGGAAAGGTGTTGCAACTGTCCGCGTTCCACAAACTGACGTTACACCGTTGAACGTGACATATTCACAAGTAACAGCAACAATGACAGATTACATTGCTGCGGAATACTCAGACATTTTCCACCAGGGCAAAGTCAACTTTGATGAACGCCGCGAGCTGGTTCAGGTTGTGTCTAAGTCAATCGCTCGCCGTATGGACCAGATCTGCATCGATGCTCTTGATGCTGCGGCTTCACCATCAACTGTTGCTACATCAGTGGGTGGCGCTGCATCGAACATGAACATCGAGAAGCTACGCGCAGCGGCAAAGGCACTTAACGACAACAACGTTCCGCGTGAAGGTCGTCACTTGCTAATCCACTCATCACAGCTTGACGCTCTACTAGGCGAGACAGAAGTTTCTTCTGCGGATTTCGCCACAGTAAAGGCGCTTGTTCGTGGCGAGGTTGACTCGTTCATGGGCTTCCAGATCCACACAATGGGTGATCGTGACGAGGGTGGTATTCCAAAACCATCAACCCGTACATGTTTCGCATGGCACCAGGATTCAATGGGTTATGCTGAATCAATGTCTCAGAAGTCAGAAGTAAACTACATTCCAGAAAAAACATCGTTCCTAGTAAGCTCGATGTTCTCTGCGGGTGCGGTTGCGATTGACGACGAAGGCATCGTCAAGATCTCATGTACTGAATAAGGAGACTGAACAATGGCTTTCGATAAAACAGGTTTTGCAACTATTGGAGCATCTAAGAAAGGTTCAGCGCCTTCTATTTACTCCTATCAAACAGCAGATACCATTGCGACTGTGAACACAGAAGGTTACTTCAATGATTTGTCAGATACCCTGGCAATCGGTGATTTGATCTATGTTGTTTCATCTACTGGTGGCACTCGCGTTAGTACGTTGACGCAAGTTCTATCAAACGCAAGTGGTGTTGTTGATGTTGCTGACGGAACAACACTAGCCGCAACTGACGGCGACTAATCTCCCTAACTAGGGCCGGGAAACCGGCCCGGTTTTCTACCTGGAGGATTACAATGGCCGTAGGTGATACCGACCTTTCTATTTGCTCAGACGCACTGATCCTCTTGGGCGCTTCGCCCATTTCGTCTTTTACGGAAGGCACCGACACAGCCCAGGCGTGTGACAGGCTATACCCAGACTTACGGGATACAATGTTAAGCACATATGTATGGTCCTGGACGTTAAAGAAATCGCAGATTGCGCGTCTTTCCACAGCTCCGATAAACGAATGGGAATATGCCTATCAGCTCCCCGGCGATATGCTTTCGGGAGTTTTGGCAGTATTCGAGTCCAATAGCACGACAGAAAGATCTCGCCGCTATGGCTGGGAGGTCTATGGCGATCAGCTCTACACCAACATGGAAACGGTTTATATCGATTACCAGGCAAGCGTTTCTGAAACTAAAATGCCTAATTATTTCGTGAGACTGTTGAGAACTGCATTGGCTGGTGAATTGGCAATCGTTGTAACGGACCAGGCGGCCAAGGCCGATTATTTCAAGGCCCAAGCATTCGGAAGCCCAGGCGAGAATGGTCGTGGCGGCCTGATGCGTGAGGCAATGAATATCGATGCCCGAGGTCAATCTACACAAATCGTCGAGGATTATTCTCTAATCGAAGTGAGAAACTAAATGCGCGTTACACAGTTTCAAACAAACTTTTCTGTTGGTGAACTTGATCCATTGCTACGCGCTAGAACTGATCTCGATCAGTATCAGAATGCCCTGGAACAAGCGCAGAATGTAATTGTACAGCCACAGGGTGGCATCAAGCGCCGGGATGGCTTGAAGTTTATCCATAATTTCGGCGGTACATTCACAGACTTTAAACTTATCCCGTTCGAATTTAGCGTTGCAGATAGCTATCTTTTAACCCTGGTTAATGGGCGCATTTACATTTTTAAGGATGGCGTTCTACAGACAAACATCAATGGATCCGGCAATGATTACCTGGCGGCGTCTGCGATTACAGCGGCAATGCTCGATGAGATAGAATATACCCAGGCGGTGGATACATTGATCCTATGCCATGAGGATTTACAAACAAAGCGCCTAGTCAGAAATTCTGATACAAACTGGACGCTGGAAAACTTACCCCTGATTAACTTGCCGCAATATGCATATGCATTTGATACTCATTCGCCAAACTTTGACATTACGCCCAGCGCGACAACCGGCAACGTAACCATCACAGCATCAAACGTAACAACTGATACAGGAACTGCGCAGGGTGGTGGCGCTGATACAATCACATTAAAAGCGGCGTCTAGCTATACCAGTGATGATGATCCTAACGGAATGTTTATAACACTAACATCTGGCACTGGATCTGGTCAAACCCGACACGTTGAGGATTATGTTGCATCAACAAAGGTTCTAACTGTTTATCCGCCCTGGGATACACAGCCAACTAGCGGCACAGGATATAAGGTTGAGGCATTCGCTCCATCAACAGTGAATGAATATTTACAAGTTCAATCAACATTTGGTCGCGCTCGATATGTGGAGTATGTAAGCGCAACAGAAATGAAAGCATTTGTCGAAGTTCCTTTCTTTGACACAAACGCAGTTGTTGCTGGGGATTGGGAAAGCGAACATGGGTATGAAGATGTATGGTCAAACGATCGAGGGTGGCCAAGATCGGCCACGTTCCACGAAGGACGCTTGTACTTTGGTGGATCTAAGTCACGGCCAAATACGATCTGGGGATCCCGGGTTATTGACTATTTCAACTTTGATCCTGGCACTGGCCTTGATGATGAAAGTGTAGAGGCAACAATCAACACGAACCAACTGAACGCGATCGTCAATGTTGTTGCTGGTTCGGATCTCAGAATATTCACAACCGGTGGTGAGTTTGTTGTTGTCCAATCAGAGGACATTCCGATTACTCCATCCGGGTTCCTGGTGCGGCCGCAAACAAGACTAGGCACAAAGCCAGGTGTTCCGATCGAGGATCTTAACGGTGCATCCGTATTCGTGCAGCGCCAGGGTAAATCACTCAATGCGTTCCAGTATGGCGACTCAACCAGGTCTTACCAGGTACAGCAAGTTTCTGTTCTATCGTCACACTTGATGAAGGGTCCGGTAGATCTTGCGGCCCGGCGTTCAACGTCAACAGATGAGGCCGATCGTCTGTTTATCGTCAATGGTGATGACGGATCAATGGCGGTTTATTCGATCCTTGTGGGGCAGCAAGTCATTGCGCCGAGTGAGTTCACAACGGATGGCGAATTTATCGCGGTCGCGGTTGAGTTGTCTGATGTGTATTGTGTGGTCAAGCGCACGGTAAATTCAGCGACTATCTACACGCTCGAGAAGTTTGACAGTTCTTTAACCCTGGATAGCGCCAAGAGCGGCACAACAGGTTCATCAGTAACGATGGATCACCTCGAGGGAGAGACAGTCCAGATTGTGCGTGATGGCGTTGTGGAGCCAACACAGACGGTTCCAGCCACACCCTTCACTATTACATTCGCAAATGCAGCGACATCCAGCTATCAGGTAGGACTAGATTACACGGTAAGCGCCAAGACAATGCCGACCGAGCCTGTTCTATCAACTGGAACTGTCCAGGGTGTTAAGAAGCGGATCGTGCAGATCGATGCGCTATTGCATGAAACAAAAAATCTAACATTAAACGGCAAGAACATTGCATTCCGAAACTTTGGCGAAGATGTTTTGGACTCAGCGGTTCAGCCGTTTACTGGCCTAAAAACAGCTCATGGGATCTTGGGGTACAGCGCAACCGGTCAAATCACAATCAGTCAGTCCGTTCCGTTGCCTATGACGGTCCTGGGGCTTGAATATAAATTAAGCGTGGGGACATCATAATGGCAGCCGTAGCACCAATCGCAACCGCAGTTTTCGCAATCGGCAGCCTGGCAATGTCTGCCAAGCAAGCCAAAGCACAAAAGGCAGCGGCCGCAATGCAAGCCGAAGCCTACAACGAGCAAGCGGCAGAGGCGACACTAAAAGGACGTTATGAGGCGTTGGAGTATAAACAGCGTGGCGTTGACGCATTGCGTCGATTAAATGAGGTTATGGCGGCTAATATCGCAAGAGCGGCGGCTGGTGGTGTCGATCCGACGAGTGGATCTGCGGCGTTGATAAATACGGTTAGTGAGGCGGAAGCTGTCAGAGAGAAAAATATCTCAACAAGTAATGCAATGATGGCCGAGGGTGATGCAGAGTTCCAGGCGTATCAGTATAGAGTTGCTGGCAATATCGCTAGAAAAACCGGTGATGTTCAAGCGGCGGCAACAATAGGAAACGGACTGATTCGGTTTGGTCAATTAGTGTAGGGTTACGATATGGGACGAGCGCCAAGATATGAAAGAATGGGTGTAAGAGTTCGCCAACCCAGAGGTACGCAGTTTGCAGCGCAGCGTGAAGCGGTAAGATACCAGGGCGCAGTTTCCGAAGCACTCGGATCGATGAGTGACTTTCTCTACAAGAAGGGCGTTGAGAGAGCGGAACAAGCTGGCCTCGAGCGCGTAAGAACAGAGGGCGCGGTTCCTATCCTCGAATCATTGAAAGAACAAGGCGGCCCCCGGACTATCGAGGAAAAGACTGCATATGAAGCGGCAAACCGTCTTGCGGTTGCGGAAATCCAAACCGAGGCCGAGCTAGACATCACCAAAATCCTGGATGAAGGCCAGGCAAGCAAAACATCTTACAGCGCAATCCAGGCAAAACTTGCTGATGTTGCGGATGGATATTCAGCGGCATTGTCCGCGATCGATCCGGTATCCGCCGGGATCTTGCGCACCAGGCTAACCGAGGCAACCGGGAAGGCCGACAGCCGTTATGGCAAGTGGTGGACGGGCGAACAAGAGAAGCTCCGCCGCGAAAAGCAAAACAATGTGGCAGCCAACACTGCCCAGGCAATTCTTGGCAATGCAATTTTACCTGGTCAAACGACGATCGAGATCGATGCAGAAATTGCGGCCGGCGCTCAAAAACTGCGGGATCTTGGTGTAAAAGAACAACAGGTCCAGGATTGGAGCGACCAGGTTAAAGAGGGCGCGTTCAAGAATAACTATCTATTCGAGTTCAATCAGCTAAATGTTGACGAGCAAGGTGCGGCGATCGAACAAGTCCTGGGCGGGGAAACATCTTTGCCTGGTATGGATTACGAGGACAGCGTTCGCTTTGTGAATGGCCTCTTGCGTCCAGAGTATAACAGAAACAAATCTGTTATGACTTCTCAATCTAAATACGTTGTGAATAAGGTAAAGGATCAAAATGAAATCCTGGAAAGTGGCGGCCGGGTTAGCCAGGACGTTATCCAGGAAATGCGCACCCGGGCCTCAGAGGTCGAGGAATACGATGGTGGCGCAGCGGTCCAGGCGGTCAATGAGCTAGAAGCGGACGCAAATTTATATAGTAGCTTTAGAGGAATGAGCCTTTCAGAAATGGAGGCAACCGTTCGTGCGTATGGCGAAGGCATCGAGGGCCAAGGCGGAGAAGGCCGAGATACAACAATCGAGGTCAAGCGCTATGAGCAAGCGACTAAGTTCTTTGAAAACATGCAAACGCAGATAGCAAAGGATCCCATGAGCTATGCAGAGCGTGTGGGCTTTATCGAGCGCAAAGATATTATCACTCGCAATGAACAGGGTGCATTGCAGATTGATGACGTTGCATTGGCCGAGCGTTCCCAGCAAGCCCAGCAAGTCGCGGATTATTATGGGTTGCCGCAGCCTAAAATGCTTTTCTCCGATGAAACAAGACAACTGGCGCTTGTCCTGGAGAAAGCAGAAGGGGCAGCAAAGCTAAACTTACTTGGCGTGTTGGCGGACTTTGACCAGGCATCCGGCCAGGTTCTAACGGATCTAGCCGATTATAATCCCGATCTTTCCCTGGTGGGCGCATTGGTAAACGTGGGCGCAACAGAGGCGGCGGAGCTGGCGGTTGCCGGGTTCGATCGTATCAAGGCGGGTGAGAAGGCAGTAGAGTTTACACCGACGAACATCGATCCTGTCTATAGCGATACATTCGGCCGGGCGGTCACAACACCTAGAATGTCCCAGGCAATCAAGGGCGTTGCTAAATCTATCTATACTGAGCTTGCGGCCCGTCGAGGCGTCGATGCTTTTGATGCGGATCTATACGAGGAATCACTACAGCTTGCGGCCGGGTATCGCCTGGTGAATGGCAAAGAATACGGTGGTATCCAAGAGGTCCGGGGTGTTCCTACGTTTATCAATCCTAACCTGGATGCGGGGGCATACGAGCGTATGCTTGATGAGATCACGCCGGAAGCGGTGGCAGCGGTTACAGGGCTAACAATCAACCCAACACTTGCGGCATCGATCAACGAAACCGAAGCATACAAAGTTCGCAATATCGGCGGTGATAAGTATGTGATCGAATATGGCGAGAATGGTGATGTGGTCGTGGCAGATACAGAAGGCCGCCCGATTATATTTAATGCGCAACAGATGTTCGAGGCACTAATTCCAGAGGTCCAAGTTCAAATGGGCGCAGCGCAGCCAATGTTCGAAGCCCCAGAGGATCTTGCTCCACAAGGCGAGTTTAGAGCGGCAGAGGAGGCCATCGCGCCAGAGGTTGCAACAGAGCAAGCAAGAACGATTGAACCAGGGCAAACCGCAAGAAAGCGCAGCCGTGTTGCAGAGCAAACAATTAGAGAGCAAGTTGAAGCGGGTCGATTACCGCCCAGCGCCGGAGAAACTGCGCTACCGTTATTAAGGACCGTACCGGATGATGTAAGTGATAGCGAATACATCGATTACATGGATGCTGTCTTTGGCGGTTACAGAAAGCCATTTAAAGATTGGAAAGCTAGTCAATGATCCAATTTGATCGCACAGATGCTTATGACCTGGGGGACGTACCCACAATCTCTGAGCCGGTAACTGGTTTTGCAGAAAACTTTTTTGCGGCCAGGGAGAACATGAAGCTCAACGATCAGTCGCAAAGTCGGGATAAAATACTAAAAGATCTGTGGGATCCTATCGTTGATGAGCTAAACGAAACATATCCTAACCAGGGATTTCTTGGCCGTGATTTCGAGAACCCTGGCGATTTCTTAAACATTGGTTTGGGCGTGTACAGCACACAGGGCGGCCCAGAGGATCGATATAACTTTGCCGTAAACAACATTATGAAGTTTATGGATGAGAACCAGGAGAGCCTCCCGGACAGCCTCAAAGGTATTACGATCGATAGCCTGGAACAAATTGCAAAAGATCGAGCGCAAGCGGCGAGAAAGTTTAATGAGGAAGTAGCGTCCAAATCCCTGGGATATACCGGGACGCTGGGGCAATTCACTGGTGGTGTTTCTGGGATTATCGATGATCCGGTCAATGCGTTCGGGATTATGGGTGCAAGCGCAAAAACATTGTGGCGGCTGGCGTTTACTGAGGCCGTGATCGGTGCGGGTACGGGCGCAATGGCAGAGGCCGGCGTCAAGGAATGGTATGATGAGCTGGGCTATGACTACTCATACCAGGATTTTATACGCAATGTTGGGTTCAATGCGATCGGTAGCGCTGCATTCGGTGTAGGTCTAAGGATCGGCGCGGACGGTGTTCGTAGTGGCTGGAACGCAATCAGCGGATCCGGACGGGCAAACAAGAATAGCCAGGCGGTCGCAGATGCAGCGGAAGCGGCAGAGGAGTTCGAGGCAGATAACCCGTTCACTCAGCCAGAACTGCCCCCAGCACAGGCGGAGCATAACAACCGGGCGATTGCGGCAGAGGCGGCGGTAGAGAACAACAAAGCCCCGGTTATGCCTACAGAGGCAACGATCGAACCAACCCCAGAAATGATCCAGGCGGCAACAGACAACCTGGACGGTGTGATGTTTAAGATTCCAGCGCGGGATGTGACGATCGATGCAAAGCGTTTTCAGTTTAAAGAAGGTGGCGACGAATACGGCGTGACCGAAAGATTGCAGGGCGTAACGACATGGGATCCGGTAAAGGCCGGGACCGTTATCTTTTGGGAAGATGCCCAGGGCAAGATATTCATTGCAGATGGCCACCAGAGGGCCGGACTAGCCCGTAGGATTATGGATCAGGATCCTAGCCAGGACATTAGCCTAATCGGATACAAGCTACGCGAAACAGATGATGTAAGCGCAGAAAAGGCGCGTGTCATTGCGGCGGTGGCAAACATTGCCCAGGGGACCGGGACAGTCGTTGATGCGGCCAAGGTGTTGCGTGTTGAGCCTGGTCGGATCTCAGAGCTTCCCCCACAGTCTGCCCTGGTACGCCAGGCAAAAGACCTGGTAAATC